ACCATAATTTACATAGCAGCCAGTGACCAAACGCCACGGTGCGTTCTGCATCACTACATCGCCAAATTGACCTATGGTCAATTCACCAGAGGCCCCTAGCGTGGCCTGCTTTAGCTGTACGTGATAGACGAGGGTTGCATCAGCGAACCATGTGTCAATGATGCGATTGAGCAGGCGAAGGCCGTGCTTTGCGTATTCGCCCTCTAGCTCGTCACCGATGCCAACGATCCCCAGCGGGGTCAGTGCATCGCTGATGATCGTCGTTGCGGTGGTCATGCTCAGGCAGGCAGGAGGGAAATCAGCTTTGCAAGGCCCAAGCGCTTGTCGTAGGCGATGCCGGCAGCGTCAAGCTTGGAGCGGACGAATTCGACCGTATGGCCTTCCGCGCCCGACTCTGCGGGGTCGGCTTCAGGCTCGACAGCGGATGCCGCAGTTGGCACATACGCGGGCGTGTAGCCCATCGCCGACAGTGCGATGTGCTCGGCTTCGTCGTTTGCCAGAGCAAACCCTGGCTGAGAGCCTGTGAGGGTGAGATTGAGCGGGTACATGTGTTCCTTTCAATGGAAAAGGGGAGAGCCGAAGCCCTCCCCGTGCAGCATTACTGCGTGACGCGGCAGGCCCACTCGGGGCGCAGAACACCGAAGCCGGCCAGCATGTCAAAACGGCAAATGCGCTGGTTGTTGGTGATGTCAAAGCCGCGAACGAAGCGCAGAGAAATGCCCTCGTAGTCAGCGCGCGATGCCATGTCCATGCCGCCCGGCACGTCCATTTCCATGGTCACAACCGCCAACGCATCACGGTGAAACATGATGTTTTGAGCGTAGGCGGTGGAGGCGGAGCCAGAGACAACCGTGATCGCGGCATTGTCGGCAGGGCGAGCGGTGACGGTCTGGTAAGCGCCGCCAGCGATGATCGCCGGGTAGATGCGAACCGTGGCATTTCCCGATGCATCCGAAGCGGTGTCAGACGCCACCACGAACTGTTGCAGCGACGGCAGGGCCTGCTTGGTCACGGGCTGGACAGCGTACAGACCAGTGATGGTAATGACGTCGCCGGCCTTCAGGCGATTGGCGGCAGCAGCCGTCCAGCCGTCTGTCACCAGATCGGTATAAGCCGCATACGGGTTGTCCGTAGCGCCGCTATTGATCAGGCCTTGCGAGCCACCATTGACGAGCGGAGTGCCACCCAGCGCGCCCACAGTGTGGGTCGGAAGGTTCTGGCTCATGTGCGGCTCAAAGCCAAGCGAGGCCTGGAGCATGCCGGTTTCGTACTGCTTGCCCAAAGTCTTCTGGCTGTTGAAGTAGCCAGCCAGGCCGCCAATCAAAGTTCGATTGGCCTTCGGGGTCAGCGAGAAATGACGGGTGTCACCGCGCGGGCATGCGTTGTTGTCCATCAGCTCGGAGGCTTGCAGGCCAACGTCAGCAGTCGCCGGAGAGGTGCCAGGGGTGCCAACGAAGTTCCAGACCTTTTGGTACAGGCGCTGGGCGCAACGAAGATCAAATTCAGCAGCCAGGCGCGAGCCGAACGGGGCCAGATACCGCTCTTCAAACTTGTCCACTTTCAGGGTCAAGTCAAAGTCGGTGAAAGCCCAATCAATACCGAACTCGGGTTCGACAGTGATCGTGGACTTGGGTTCGTTCACGTCCTGAACAGAGGCCGTCGCGCCCGAGCGGACAGTGCCTTGCACGGGCTTGCGAACGTCAATCGAGGTGCCGACCTTCGCGCCACCGGCCCGGAATTGGTCGGTGTAGTCCTTGTTCACATACGGCGCAAAGGCCGATGCGTTCATGAAGTGGGCGAGCGTGGTGTCAGTGATCCACGCGGGGGTGATCAGGGTATTTGCCATGATGATGTGTCCTATGAAGAATGGTTTCAGCCACCCCGCAAAGCGCGAAGCTTTGCGGTGATGTAGTCAGTTGTCCCGGGCTTCGGATCGAGAGACACGGCACCCGGGCGAACGGGCGTCAGTGGCTTCGGGGCACCGGATGTTTTGGGCGCTTTGCTTGCTGCCATTTCCTGTTCGATGGCAACCAGCTTTCGCGCGAGTCGTGTTGGTGTCAGTCCGTCAAGCTCAGCGGCCAAGTCGGGATTGGTTCCGAGGTAGTGCAGGACAGCGGCGGGCTTGTCGCAGTCGGAAATCGCCTCAAACAGTGCTGAGGGCTTCCCTGTGTTCGCATCGAAAAGAGGCACCTCGTCATGCACTGCGTTAACCGCCTCAGTGAACCCGGCCAGCTTTTGGCCTTCGCTCATGATTCGATTGACCGTGCCCTTGATGGCGTCCTGTTCGCGCTGTTGCGCTGCGATCTGCTGCGCTCGCTTGTTGGCCTCTTGATCCACGAACGACTGGATACGCTCGGGGGTAAGTGGCTCGTCCTCGCTCTGCGCCGGTTGACGGCTTTGCAGTTGCTGCAACTGTTCGCGTAGAACCTGCGCCTCTGCTCGGGCCTGTGCGGCCTGTGCGTGCTTGGCGTTGATCCTGCGTTCAGCCCGGGCGCGTTCCTTCTCAATCTGCTTTTCAAGCGTCTTGACTGGATCGGCTTCTTGCTGCTCCTGCGTTTCCGGTGCTGTTACGTCCGGTGTTTCAACAGCTTCAGGCGCGAGGTTTTCTGCCGCTGCGCCAGCGTCGGCAATTGCTTCTGTGGTCATCGTGTGATGAGTCATGCCGTCGAGCCCCGGCAAGTGGGCGTGAAAAAGCCCGCGTTATGCGGGCTGTTGTGGGAACTGTTGAGGCAAAGAAAAAGGCCCCGGAGGGCCATCATTCATTGCGTCGTCTTGTTGTCCTTGCGGATCGGGCGGCTCGGCCCCAACCTCGGCCATTTCGTGCGGGTCAATCGGAGGCACGGTCATTGCCTGCTGCCCAAGCTGAGGGAACAGCAATTGCATCAATAGCGGGCTGTCCTTGATGGCCTGCAATCGCGCAGTGATGGCCGTATAGCCATCGGTCAGAATCTGGGCCTCTACCTTGTCTTTCTCAATCTGCGACTTGTCGGCCTCTTGCGTTGCCTGTTGCAGCATCTGGGTGAGCTGTTGAATCTGCTGCTGCATTTGCTGCATTTGCGCCATCGTCTGCGGGTCGATGTTCTTTTTTCCCTGCTCCAACGCCTGAATCTGCGGCGGTGCAATGGCGAGCAAATGCTTCGCCAACTCGTCAGCCTCGGGGAAATCTTGCATACGCGCCCACATCGGGCCAAGCGCGGCCATCATTGCCGGATTGCCGCGAATCATTTCGGTTAGCTGCTGGCTAACCTCTTGGCGTTGTGTGGTGTAGCTCGGGCCGGCCTTGACGCGAACGTCATACGCGCCAACGCTGGGATTGATGTGCGTGACTTCTCCGTCATCATCCTTCTGAACAGCGCCCTGCATGTCAGGCTTCAGGGTGACGAAGTTTTGTTGACCCGTCATCCCCAGCACGCGGGCTCGCCGTTGCGTGTCATAGATTCGCGGGATCATGTCAACAACCACGCGACCAAGTTGCTCAATGCTCCTGCTCAGGTTGTCAACGAAATGGAAAGTCGCAATGTCACCCTCAACTTTCCGCGCGTTGATGGCCTTGCCGCTCGTCTCGTTGCCCTGCTGGCCGAGATTGGCCTTGAACATGCCCACAGAGGCTTCCATTTCCTGCGAGGCCATAACAGCGCCCTGGGCGAATGCAGCAGGCATTGCAGGCGGTGCCAGGCGCGCAGGCGCAGGGATAGGCGTCCCGTCCTCGCGAAGCGCGTTGTATGGCAGAAATGACGGGTTGCCGCTGTTGAGTTGCTGCCAGTGCGTCTCATAGCCAGCGATGGCCTCTGCCGGCGTGATGAACGGGGCTTTGGGCTGAAGCGCCATCGTCTCAGCCCATGCACTCATTTCGTAATTGTGCAGGCGCTGGCCGTCCATCAGGCGACGAGTCAGGCCGCACAAATGCCGCTTGCCCTCTACCCAAAGCTCAAACCCCAAAACGGGGATGATGGGGAGGAACTGCGAAGGGAAGTCGGTCTCTTCCAGCACCTCCGCGCCGGTCATCTTGCGCCACTTCTGATAACGCTCAATGCCTTGAAACTGCTCCAAAACCTGGGGCTGCGTTCCCCATTCCTTCGCAATCTGCCAATACTCGTCTTCGCTGCATGTAGACACATCGCCATCTGGCGAAATGACGCGCAAGCGATTGCAGGACTTTTCTGTGATCTGGAATTCTTCAGCGATCACAATGGAGTCGCCATTGCCGCGTGTCCAGATACCGTGCTCATCAATCCACGCGGCAGAGTCTGTGGCCCTTGGGTACTGGCGCTTGAAAGCGGCCCGGCTCATCACAGTGGTGGCCCAGCCTCGCAGGGCGTCAGAGCCATCAGGCTGAGTCCATCCAGCCTCAAGCAGACATGACAGCGGATCATGCACGCGCAGAATCCGAATTTCCTGCTCGTTCGTCTCAGGCCGCATGACCTGGGGCACCACGCGTAGCCAGCCCAATCCGCCACGCGATGCCAGCTCAATTGCCGTGTCATACGCAATGCCAGCGCGAGACACGTATTCAATGTGCCGAATCATGCCGTCGAAAATCTCGGCGACTTCCGGGTCGGCCTGCGAGTCAGCCGGCATGCAAGAAATGCTTGGCTTGTTTTGGCGGGCGTCGTTGACAACCTGCTGAATAAATTGGTTTGTCCGGTCGAACGTGTAATTTGGTCGGCCTTTGCGAGCCGTCAGCATGTCAGTAGGCCACTGCTGTGGGTCTGCTGGGTTTGAAAACTTCAGGTCTTCGACGATACGGGCGTGGGTGTCCCGCATTTCGTCCTGGGCGTCCTTATACGCCTCTTTGGATGCTTGCAGGGTGTCCTGTGCCATTTATCAGCCTGCCCAAACGGTGGGCGTTGAGAGATTGAGGGGCTTGCGTTGATTCGCTGCGGCTCGTCGCGCCCCTTCGCAGGCGTAGCGGATGCCATCAATAACGTGGTTGTCCTTGTCAGCCAGCTTCGGCAGGACTTGTCCGGTCAACTCGTCAACCTCATAGCTGTATGAGGTGAATTCCTGAATGGTGTGCTTGCAGCGAGGGTGAATGACAACATCGAACGACTGAAGGAACGACACGCCTTCTTCAAGGCTTCGCGCGCCCTTGATTGCAGCCAGCATCTTCGGGAAGCCGTGCCGCTGCATGAAACTGATTGTCTCGGGCCGCGCGCTGTCTGCCGTCGTCGGCCACTTCTCAGCGTCTGGAACCTGCATGAACAGGTCGGGCAGGAAGTCAATCTCGCATCCGACCTTGTAAGCCTCATACGTGACATACAAGGTCTTTCCGACAATCGCAACCTGAACTAATACGCTTGGGTCAACAGAGAAGCCCCAGTCAGCACCCTGCCGAAGAATCCATGCCGGATCAATGTCGAACTCTTCAACGCTCCAGTTCTTGAACACTCGCGCTTCGCTGTTCTGGCGATACTTACCGCACCAGACATGCGAATACTTATCAGGGTCGCGCCGCTTGTCGTACTCCATTTCCTGCCGAAGCTCTTCAGGAAATTGCGGGTTGTCCCAGTAGTTGACCTCCACAACCGAAGCACCTGGCGGAAGCTCAGAACCCCTCAGTAGCTTCTCAATCGGATCTGATGCTAGATCAGGGTTCCAACTGAACCAAAGCTGCGATCCTGGCTTGCGAATCGTCGGGCGCAACAGCGTCAGGCTTTTGTCACTCGCTGCTTGTGACTCTTCAAACCATCCCCTATCAAAGCCTTCAAGCGACTTGATAGAGTCAGCCGTGTGGTTCTGCATCCCCTCAAAGATGGTGACGCCACCATTCCGCGTGAGGATGCGCCGGTCTTGAATGTCGAAGTAGTAACCAGCGTTGAAATGGCTGATCTTGCCTTCAAGTAGCTTCTTAACCGAGAACTCTAGCGACTTCAGCGTTTCGCGCAGACAAACAAAGTCGAGCCTGTCAGCCACGTTTTCACGTAGCCACCGCTCACCGAAGTAATGGCTCTTGCCTGATCCTCGCCCACCGTGCGCCCCGATGTAGCGATGAGCCCCCTCTAGCGGTAGATAAGCCTCGGGGACTTGAATCCGTAGCTCATTCACCGGCAGGCTTTACAACTTCGACCACGATCTTTTGAAAGACGTGCTCGCCATTCGGACCAGGGCCTTCAACTTGCAGCGGAAGAACCTTGCCAACCAGCGTAAGAAATGCCGAAGCGGTGCGCGGGTCGCTTGCACGCTGAATCAGGTATTCAATCCCGCCAGCGCCATCCAATGCGCGCAGGATCATTTCCTTGACCTCAACCGTCGTGCTGTTCTGCCGACCCTTTGGGCGACCCTGCCCCGGTCTTTTCTCACCTTTCTTAAAGGTTCCTGCGTTTGCCATTTGGAAATGCCTCAGAGGCTCATGGCGAACCGCGCCAAGTCGGGGGTGGATCTTCTCAACGCACATGCGCAAGACCCGTGGTTTTCACTCGCGCCGCGTGCCGACTGAGTGCGAGCCGGGAAAGAGTCCCCCTTTCGGGGCCGGTCACGGCTGGCCGGGATGAGCCAAAAACGAAAAAGCCCGCCGAGATTTCTCAGGGCGGACTTGTGCGGGAGGAATAATGCCAGCGAATTTAAATGAAGTCAACTACCCCAGCAATTCGGAAAACATTCCACGCGCTTCCACAATCATAGTTACTAGCGATTCTCCTGATGGAAGCCGGGGGCTGGCCCAAACCTGGGCATTGGTGCAGAGATTGCGGG